CTTTGTGTTGCTACTGGCGATGATATAACTACTTTGTACATTCTACTATTCCTGTTTTTTCGTATTTATGTTCTATAACTTTATTTAATGTGTATCTTGAACGATTCATTGATTTAGCTTCAAATAGATAATCAATCATATGAATCATCTTTTGTCCCATTTGTTCTCCCGTTAAACCATTCTGTAATGCCCAATATCTTCCAGCTTGCCCCATTTCTTCGCGAAGTGTTTCTGGTGTGTTATACCAATATTCAATTGCATCGGCTACATCTTCAAAATTTACACGGTCATCAAATATATAAGGCGTTTGTGGCGATCCTTGAAGAGAACGATTACTTGGAAATACTGGTTTTGCCCAAACACCATGGAATTTGTATTGACCCGTATGGTTTGTTGCAAAATCGCCGGTGAATCGTATCCATTCACCATTTTCGTCAACAAAACCACATTGGTCTTGCAATCCACCGGTTACATTATTAATAATCGGAGTTCCGGATAAAATAGCTTCTGTTGAACTAAGTCCCCATCCTTCATTTGACCCAATATTAACTACTACATCTGCAACATTATACATTGCATTTAAGTCTGCAGCTCCTATCTTTTGTTCTGAAAATATTATTTTACAATTTGGAGCTAATGCTTTCCAAATGGCACGTAAATCTGTTCCATTTCCATCTATAATTTGAGTATGCATTAATAATGCAACTTTGCTTTGTTTTTCTTTTGGTAATTTATCAACAAAATGTTTAAATGCTAGGATCAAATCACCTGGTTGTTTTCTTCGTATATTTCTATTATTCCAAAATACAATGAAATCTACGCCATTTGCTCTTTTTAAACGATCATAAGCTGCTTCATATAATGGATCTCCGGATTGTAATGGTTTGAATATGTTATGATTCAATCCATGCGGAACAAATCCTGTGATAATTTCTTCAGATCCAACTTTCGCTAGAAGTTCATCAGATTCATCATAATCTACAACCTTAAATCCGTTCTGTGTAAGAACTTCTCTGTGAATATTATCAGATTGCTTACTAATTCCCATAATTAAATCACAACTTGCATAAAAAGGTGCATTCCACATCGGATATGGTAAATCATCCCAAATTGAATAATAAATTATAGGTACTCGATATGTTGTTTTAATTTCATGTTCTAATGCATACAACCAAGTCCAATAACGAGGATCTGTAAAATGAAATATTGCATCTGGTTGTTCTTGATTTAGAAGTGCAAATAAAATATTTTTATCTCCATACCCGTTCCATGGAATAAGTTTTACTGATGCATCTTGTACACCTGTTTCTCGCGCTACGTCTGCGGATAAATCAAATCCGCGGCCGGCTTCTGGGTGTTCTAATGCTGCGCCTAGTTGCACCCAATCATAATGATGCACGGTGTTTAAAATAATTTCTTTACTAATAGTTCCAATTCCCGAAGGCAATCGAAAATCATCTGCTAATAATAAAATTTTCTTTTTCTTTGTTTTGTTAGGGTCAATTTTTTGTAACTTTGGTAACTCCATTCGCGTCCTTTATAACTTTTATATAACTTTAATATAAATATATTATCCCAGTATAACAACCGGTTTATTTAATTTTTTTGATTTTGTCCATGCAGTTTGTAGTACTGGATCTAATTGCATTTCATTGGTTAGTATCATCATGTAATCACAACGTTCTGCAATAAGTTTCATGCGATGATGAAGTTGACTAAAATGATATGGTTTTCCATAATATGATTCTGGCATTGCTGAATAAATGTTATATCCAGAAAAGCTAGGATTATATTCTTCGTATTGTAATCCAAATTCTAATGTATATTTCCTAACCATGCTATTGGCTCCTTCATTTCCACCAGCACCTACCACAATTAATTCTTCTCCAAATTTTGTTTTAAGCATTTGAAGTGTTTCTTGAACCTTTCTTCTATTTTGCCAATTTGTATTTCCTATAACTGCTACCCGGGTACTCATACGTTTTCTCTTAAGAATTTAACACCTTTTGGATAATGTCCATAAACTAATCGAAGCATTGATTCTAATAATTTTTTATTTTCTTTCGAATTGGGCCCAGTAATATTAGTGCATAATGTATATTCCATTGTAGTCCAACGTTTACCTGCCCACGTTTTATGATTTTCTATTTCAAAAGAATACACATAAACATGTTCATGCTTATATCTTATTCTCGTATTCTGTTCTCTTTCGGACATCTTTCGTAATCTGTTTTAAATGGACAATACTTACAATTTGCAGCACCTTTGCCGGCAACTGCTAAATAATTTTGTTCTGCACGCTTATTACCTTCAGCATCAAAACAATATTCTACAAATGCATCAATACTGCGTTGAACGCGCTTTTGTGTAACACTGCCGGCAGCAGGTTTGATACTTTGAATACGTTTTTGCGGAAACATTGATTCTTCCATTATTTTGCGTTTAACTACAAAAAATTCAACATCAATATTCTCTTTAGGAACGCCATATTGTTTTGCAAAATAATTTTTATATGTTATAAGCTGTGCTAATTTAAGTGAATCTGATTTAGCATTTTTATTCCATCCACTACGACTTGTTTTAATGTCGTATATTTGAATCTTACCTGTTGGAATGTGTCGCATAACAACATCCATAAACCCATACCAATATACTGAAGAATTTGCGTCAGATGCTTGTACACATAGTTCCATTTCAATGCCTACCAATTCCCAATTCTTAGATGAAAAGTATTGTGAACGTCGTTTCATAAACCATTCTAATATTGCAACGCCGTCTTCTAGATATTCTGCTAACTGTAAAGGATTAGAAAAATGTTCGCCGTTATTTTCTTGTACACAACGAACATATTCTGATTTTAATTTATTTGTAAGTATTTCGCGAAGATTAAGTGCTTCTGCTTTTTTAACAGATTCTGTATACATTACAGTTAAGAAATGTTGAAATGTTTCATGAAATGCTGTTCCGAAACATGTTTCTATAGAAGTTTGAAATGGAGATAATCCATCAATATAATTTAATTTCCAAGAAAGTGGACATCGTTCAAAAAGTGACCATTGTGAATAAGATATTCGTCTAGGTACCGTAGTTGCATCTACTTGAGATAAACGATATATGGGTGCTAAATAATTTCCGGATTTCATATTATATTATATGAAAAAATATCGTATTGCCCAAATATATTTTATTTTTTATTAGATTTTTTTGCTTTTTCAATTTTTGCATCAACTGCCGTAGATTTTAATTCAAAATGAGGATAATCTTTAAAACTTTCCCAAGATCCGCCCCAACTAAGGCCCAATTTTTCTGCATATTTTGCGATATCAGCAGTCATTGTTCTAGATAAATCAACTGTGTTATCTATTTTTGATCCGGCATTGAAATATACATCAAATGCTAAACCATAATTATGATAACTTTCTCCAGGTTTTGCATTAGTTACTGTCTTTCCTGGTTTTGTTCTACCTTTGGCATATAAATCACGTTGTTGTTCAGCTGTACGATACGTATCTGTAATTGTTAATCCTTCTTTTGTATTTTTATAAACAGTATCGATAAATTGCATTGCTTTTTCTTTCATAGGTGAACTTAATGAAAGAATATTCTTATATGTACGATCATTGCAATGTTTACATTTACCAAAGGCTCTTTCTGATTTTTGGAAATTGTTAAAGGAAGTTGTAATATTTTTTGTTGAGACTAAAGCCCATGTACCTAAAGCCACCGGTGTTTTAAAATTTTTAGATTTAAGTATTATACTATATGGCGATTGTTGTCCGTTATATATACCATCTTTAAATTTAAAAAGCCACATTTTGTTTTCCGAATCTGTAAAACTTATAGGCCAGCCTCCGTTCGTATTTATATCTTTCCAAATAACCCATCCGCTCCAATACATGAATGTAGAAATTTTAGGATCAGTTACTTGTTTTCCTTTAGCGCCATATTTAACGGGTATTTTAGATTTTTTTAACGTATTGTATAACAGTTTCCAAAGATAAATTCGATCATCAGTTCCAACTGACCATTGTTCTGTTATTAGATTTTTTAATTTAATCATTACATATATAAATATACTTACTTAGTAATATCTAGATAAAAATGTTCTTGTTCTCGAAGATAAATATCAATTAAATCTTTTGTCTTAACTAAATCTTGGTGAAATGCTCCTTTATGCCGGCATCTTACAATGCGTTTAATGATATCAAATTCATAAGAATTTAAACCCCACTCTTCTGCAAATTTATAAAGACTATCCTTACCTTTGTAATGTGATTGTGTGTTTATTGTGCTCATAATTAACATTTTAATTCATTGAATCTGTTTCTTTTAGATTCTGTTGTAGTTATTGTAGTTGCACTACATACTGGAGTAGTCATTGGATCTGGAAAATTATTATTATCGTCACACGTAATTTGGTATGGAGTGATTCTAAATCCGTCTCCGTGTTGTATTGAAGGTAAAGATACTTCTGGAGTCTGTTTATCAAATACCAATTTTAAATGATTTTTAATTTGAGTTGTTTGAGTTTTATTTAACTCATTTGGATCGGCTATTTCCATGAATCCTTGTAACCAATATACAAATTGTTCTGCTGTCATTTTATTCCTTTTAATAGTTTCTTTTTTTCTCCGTCACTATAACCGTATAAGGTTAATATGCGTTCACATTGCATTTTATCCATTAAATCTAAATAATCTGTTGCTTCAGATTTACTTACTTGATAATGTTCTGCCATTTGTGCAACTAAATCTTTTTCATACTTATCTTCAGATTTACCTTTTATGTATTTTGCAAATGCTTTATTAGTTGGCAGTAAATCATGATATAAACGATATGTATCTCTAGGAGAAAGTTGTCCTACGGTATATGTTTGAAATTCATTGATTAATTCCGTTAATTCCATACGCATTGATAAAAAACGATTAACCATGAATGGACTAAATGCTTTTTGATCCATTTCGGACCACTTTGACCATTCTCGTTTTTTACTAGTTACCCCATCAATGAAATCAAACATTGTAGCCGCTTTCTTTTTTTCTTCTGCCATTATAATTTGTATTTTTTACGATATTGTTCTTCCAACTGCTTACCCATTCCAATTTCAAGTATTACTGCATTATCAGGAATTCCTACTATGCGTTTAGCATCAACTATATCATCAATTGACTTATTACGAAATGATTTCATCTTGATACGAGCATTACTTCTGTTTGAAGTTTTAAATACAATTGTAATAGTATCCTTATGATAAGGTATTGACATTATTTTGTTTTTAATTTAACAGGTTGAAACTCTTCTGGAATTGCTCCGCAATCATCGCATCTAAATACCGGAATTGGTACCATAGAATCTTTATCGGCCCCCGTTAAAAATTTTGATACTTTATTAATTGCCATTACTTGACGAAAATACATTCCGTCACATTCTTTGCATATAATTGGTTGCATATCTTGCGGTCCAATATTAACATTTATCTTACTCATATTTCTCCTAATAAATTTACAAACATTGCCATTACGTTAATTTCTTTGTCTACAACACTAGCATCTTTAAATTGTGATTCTGCTATGATTAAAATGCAAGGTGCAATATGACCATGAGCGAATTCATCTAAATTATCATATAAAAATGTATACAATGGCGTAAAGTCTTTTACTTTGCTATCAGCAATACATTGACGAATTTTTGTGAATGTTGCTTTTTTATCTTTTGCCGTTTTAAGCATTTCTAAAATTTCTGTCATGTAATTGGCTTGAATTGCACTTGCTTTATCCAATTGCAATTGTCCGTTAACTACTGATGCTTGTGCTGCATTTATTGCTCTGCGAATATCTGGATATGATGCATTAATGATTGCGACAATATCTTTGATATCATATGCAACGCTTTTTTCATCTAATACTGTTACTAAACGCTGTGCTACATCTTTTTTGTTCGGAGGAGTAATAGCAAACGTTTGACAACGTGATTGTATTGGATCGATAATCTTTTCAACATAATTACATGTTAAAATAAAACGTGTTGTTTTGCTATATGTCTCCATTAAGTTACGAAGAGCTGCCTGG